CCCTGCCGGACTTTGTGGCCTGCCCAGTCTTCGGTTCCGCTGGCCATGCGCAGGCACCAGTCGAGCACCACGAATGTCTTGCCGCCACCGCTTGGGCCATGCACCATCACCAGTGCTTGGGATTGAATCCAGCGCTTGACCAGCCAGCTGATGGGGCTTGGCTGTGCGCAGAAGTCGTCGGCTGGAATGAGCCAGTCGTCTTTGATGGGCATCAGCAATCCTGCCAGATCGTGTCCAGCCTGTGCATAATCGTTAGCATCACCGAGTGTCGGAGGCATAACCATGCGTGCGCCATATTTGGCACTGGCCTGCTCTGCGTAGCGTTGGCCGACACCACTTTGGTCATGGTCTGCGACGATCACGATGTCTTGAGCTGCTCCATACATTTCCCTGAGTGTGCCAGTGACCGGCACCAGATTGCTGGCGCTGTAGGCCACCACGACCGGCCTGTTGGTGGTCTCATGGATGGTGGCTGCCGTTGCGAATCCCTCGGCCACGAACAGGGTGCCAGGCTCATCCAGTGAGCCTACCATCCAGAACTTGCCGCCTGTCTGACCGCCTGGGTGGTAGAGCTTGCCGCCTTCGTGGTCAATGTATTGCAGGGTGGCCAGAGTTCCATCTTGATCATAGAGTGGCAGCACAAGCCTACCGTCTCCGGTGATTCGTGCACCATGTACGTCGATTCCCTTCTTGGCCAGATATGGGTGCTCTGAGCTGGCTGGGTTGGCCGTTGTCCAGATTTTCTCGACCGTCTCACTGGCCACTTGGTGCTGGCGCTCAAGTGCTGCATCTCGCAGGGCTTTGGCCTCGGCCAGTCGCTTGGCGTGTGACATTTCCTCGGTCTGCGTGAGTTTTCGTCCTACGTCTGCACGCCATGTCACTTCCATGCCTGCTCGCCAGCATCCAAAGCGCCCTGCTGGGATGCCGTCACCGAATACCAGATACCAGCCTGGCTTGTCACCGTGGCCAGGTGCGCCTTTGGTGCCTGACTTGAATCTGTGAATCTTGCCGTCGAAGTGGATTTCCTCTGGTGGCTCAAGGCCTGCTGCACGCATTGCATCAATGAGCTGGGCTTCTGGCGGTGCGACGAGTTTCTCGGGTGGTGGTGCCCAAGGGCCACCGAGCACTTTGGATAGGTCAGCCATTGACTGTCGCCTCCTGCCTGCTTAAGTAGTCGCTCAGTGCTTTGACCGTCTCATACAGTGGCTTGGATTCCTCCTGCATGAACCGGTAGACCGTGGCTGGATGCACACCGGCATTCTCGGCAACCCTCTTGAGATTGGCATCTTCCAGCCGTTTTTTGATTTGCTCAACAGTCATCATAATTTGCACCTCTGTAAAAATATTTGCGGGAGTGCTTGCACTATACCCCATTTCTGGTTTAAGATGCAAGCACGCCTCGAACTGATTCCCAGACGGAGGCGCAAAAAAAGGAGAGCCACATGGCTATCAATTTGAAATCGACCGGCAGCTTGTCTGCCAATGGAGTGAAGCTGCTGGTGTATGGGCAGGCTGGTGCAGGCAAGACCACCTTGGTCAAGACACTGCCCAATGTGATCGTTCTCAGTGCCGAGGGTGGCCTGCTGTCCATTCAGGACGCTGACCTGCCTTACATCGAGATCGCCTCGATGGACGACTTGCGCGAGGCCTTCACATGGGCCAGAGATAGCAAGGAGGCCGCAGGCTTTCAGTCGGTGGCGCTTGACTCGATCAGCGAGGTGGCTGAGGTGGTGTTGTCCCATGAGATGAAGAAGTCCAAGGATGGCCGCGCAGCTTATGGCGAGATGAACAGCACCATGCAGGAGCTGATTCGCGCTTTCCGCGATCTGCCTGGCAAGCATGTCTACATGTCGGCCAAGTTGGAGAAGTCCACCGACGAGATGGGCAAGATGCTCTACAACCCAGGCATGCCAGGCAAGAGCCTGACTCAAGGACTGCCTTACTTCTTTGATGAAGTGCTGGCGCTGCGTGTTGAGCGTGATGCCGAGGGTGTGACTCAGCGTGCTTTGATGTGTGACTCGGATGGCCTTTGGTTGGCTAAGGATCGCTCTGGCAAGTTGGAGGCTTGGGAAGCGCCTGATCTGGGTGCAATCATTGCCAAGATCGGTGGCAAAGCATGACCACCAAGACTTTGCCCAATGACATGAACGAGCTGGCCAGCATGTGGTTGGCTTCAAAAAAGCAGGAAGAAGATGCGACAGCGGATCGACGCGATATTGAAGACCACATAAAGAAGCTGGCAACCATTGCCGAAAACCTTGAAGGAACCGAGACCGTCGAGCCTGGTCGATTCGAGATCAAGATCGTTGGCCGCATCGACCGCAAAGTCGACGGAGACAAAGTGCAAGAGCTTGCCGCTGAGTTCGGTCTGACCGATCACTTGGCCAAGCTGTTTCGCTGGAAGCCTGAGATCAACATGGCCATCTGGAAGGCAGCAGACGAGTCCATCACCAAGCCGCTTGCGGCTGCAATCACGGCCAAGCCTGGCCGACCATCTTTCAAAATCATCCCCAAGGAGTAAATCATGGCTTTTTTAAACGAAGAATTCAACGTCAACGAACTGCCGCAAGGCAATGGCAACTTTGAGCCGCTGCCTGCTGGCTGGTACACGGCCACCATCTCTCAGTCTGAGTTGAAGGACACCAAGGCTGGAAATGGCCAGTACATCAAGCTGCGCTATGACATCACTGGCCCAAGCCACCAAGGTCGTGTGGTATTTGGCAACTTGAACATCAAGAATGCTAACCCCAAGGCCGAGGAGATCGGTCGCCAGCAGCTGGGAGACATCATGCGTGCGATTGGCTTGGCCAAGGTCACCGACACCGATCAGTTGATTGGTGGCCAGATTGCCATCAAGCTGGAGATTAAGGAGGACGCTCAATATGGTGCCAGCAACGAGGTCAAGGGCTTCAAATCTGTGTCCGGCAGTGCTGCGCCAGCTGCTGCATCAATCCCTGCTAAGACTGCTGCGCCAGCTCCGGCAGCGCCTGCCAAGGCCGCACCGCCTTGGGCCAAGAAGTAAGAAAAGAAAATGCCCAGCCCTGATGGTCAGGAGCTGGGCATAAAAGTGGCAACTACAAAGGAGAACCCATGAAGATTCCCGAGTCAGAGCATAACATTCAGGCGTTGATTGACAAGCACCATGAGGCCATTGCCGAGGTGCCGCGCCCACACCTTGGAGCCAGTACGCTTGGCCATGTGTGCGATCGGTGGCTGTGGCTGTCGTTTCGCTGGGCTGTGCAGCCGACCTTCCCTGGTCGAATCCTGCGCCTGTTTCGTCGTGGCCACCAAGAGGAAGCCAATATCATCAGCGACCTGCGTGCCATTGGCATCGATGTGCGCAAGGTGTCTGCCCAGCACCGTGTGGACTTTGGCAGCCATGTGTCTGGATCGATCGATGCCATCATCGACAAGGGTGTGCCAGAAGCGCCCAAGTCCAAGCACATTGCCGAGTTCAAGACGGCATCAAAAAAAGCATTTGACGATCTGGAAAAGAATGGCGTGGAGAAGTCCAAGCCTGAGCACTTTGTGCAGATGCAGGTTTACATGGCTGGCACTGGCATCGATCGTGCGCTGTATTTGACCGTCTGCAAGGATGATGACCGCATCCACACCGAGCGTGTGAAGTTCGATAAGGATGTGGCAGGCAAGGCCATTGCTCGCGGCCAGCGCATTGCTTTGACCGACCGCATGCCTGAGCCGATCAGCTCAGATGCGAGCTGGTATCAGTGCAAGTTCTGCGATGCGCATGAGTTCTGCCATCAGTTTAAGACCACCAAGCATGTCAACTGCCGCACCTGCGCAATGGTTACACCGCTGTCGGACTCGACTTGGCACTGCGCCAAGTGGGACGATGTGATTCCTGTGGATGCCCAGCGCACTGGTTGCGAGTCGCATGTCCTGCATCCTGATTTGGTGCCTTGGCAGCGCAAGGATGGGCCAGACGAGTTCACTGCCGTGTATGAGATCAATGGCGTGAATCTGGCCAATGGCGATCCTGAGCAGGAAGGCGTGTTTGGCTCCAAGGAGTTGCTGGCCAATGCCAAAGCCTGCG